GAAAAAGCATTGCGCTTTCCTTTTCATCCTCATCTTCCCCTTCGTCATCTTTTCGCGGCTTCCAATCGTCGTATTGCTCGCCCATCGCAGCCGCGTCAAATCGTTTTGCCAGCAGGTCAACAATGGACTGGTGACCCGAAGCCGTGATCAGCCAAGGCTTGAAAAATACTTCTTCTCGAATTTTTTGAAAACGCATGGTTACAAGTCGTATTGGCCCGCGTTTTTGCGCCTACGCGGCGGCTTATCCTTTTTCGCGCCTTCGGCTGGAGCCTGCCCCTCGGCAGCGGACGTTGGCGCATCTGAGGAATCCGGAGCTGGCTCTCCTGTGAGATCCGGAGGATTTCCGGTCGCCAACAAAACCCGAAACGAACTTTCGGGCAAATCGTACTTTTTCATGCGTTCGCGGATTGCCAGCTCTTCTGCTGCACGCTCATCAAGGTGCTGCTCAATGTCTCGTCCGCTCTCTGCTAAAATTTCTGTCATTGTCCTTAGGCCAAGCCTGTAGGCTTCACGGGCGTCATTTCCTGCATGCCCAATATCTGTGGTGAGTGTTGGTGGAAAAGAAAACTCCCACTTTAGCATTCCTCCTTGGTCTTTGCCGCGATACGGCGGAATTAAGCCCATCTTGATTGCTTTTGCCACTGCGTAAGAAATTCTGCGTTTTGCCGACACAGCAAGAGTTTGCTGGCGATCTTGAATTGTCCGATTTACCTTTTGGGCAATCAAACGCACGTTTGCCCCGGTTCCTTTCGGCTCCCAATAAAATTCGGGGGGCATCCCAGCGGAAAGCAATGCGTTTCGGATAAGGCGCTCCAACAGCGAATTTGTGCTGTCTGAAGGCATTGTGTTGTTCATTTGCTCAAGCTTTGCGCCTGAACCAGCACGAAAATAGCGAACCATTCCGCCCATTAATTCTTCTGAAAACAGTTGCGGGCTGCATGGGCTTTGGTCTCCGTTTTGCAGCACGTAAGCAGGGTCAGACGGGTCTACCATACCCATGTCGTTGTGCTCAATCAGACCAATCGAAGCGGCAGCTTCAACGGCTTGCTTTACGTACCCTTGCGTTGTCGCCAGATCCTTTAAGTCCATCAATGCAGATGTAAATATTGGAAACCCGCGCACTTGACCGGGAACTTTTGGGTCAAGCAAAAAATCAACAGATCGAGCTGAAATTGTTCGATCAAATTCTTCACTTTCACCAAGAATTGTGTAAGCAACAGGGCGATCTAAATTGTTTTGTATCACCCCGTTGTATTGTTTTAGCCCCCTATACGGTCCGGACGATACAACTTTTTCGCCGTCCCTGCTTCCAATTGCGTGCCACGGGATTTGTTGAAGCTGCGGATAGCCAAGATCAGTTTCGGTAAGAATAGTCGTGGAGTCACCATCGCGATCCAAAGCGACAGAATCCAAATACAGACCGTCTGTAAACGAGATGCCGTTAACATAAGCAACTGGATACCATTGGCCAACGAGCCATTCTGCCGCAATTTTGCCCCATTCTTTGTCTTCCCCAAGAAACCTTGGCGTCCACGCCTTGCCAATGCAAAGCATGCCTTTGTCTTCAATTGCCCCAGCAATGACTCCAAAATTCCAATAAAGTTTGTTTGAAGCAGAAACAATTGTTCTCCATTCGTGAACGGTAACTTCTTTTTGAATCGACCGAATGTGGTTGGGCCAGTAGGGCCGATTGCCCCACCATCCAGCACCAATCAAACGACTGTTTTGCTGCCGTTGGTACTCGGATTGTACCTCTGGCTTTTTGAAAATGCTTGCAAGCTTGCCTAGTATGCTCATTACGCGAACCTTACGGTTGTTCTCGTTACCGGACGACGCACTCCTGACCGTTTATAATTTAACGCTAGTTGGGCAAAAGTAGTGACCTGAGAAGAGTTCATCGTCGAAGGAGGATGGTACTCAAACGATGACCCGTTTACCGAGGCTCGAATCAAGGTTCCGGTTCCAGTAATGGTGCTTTCAAACTGGCCATCCCTCATGGCAACAAGAGCAGCCTCGTCCATCTCAATGAACACTTGCAGCAAAATTGGTCCGGAATCGATCATTTCATTTTGTAAATATCATTTTTTAATAAAAACTCAACCCTTATCCTCATCCGGACTACAAGATGGCAAAATGCCAAATATCATAGCGCATGCAACCTGCATCGCCTCGCAATCCCAAGCATGGTTGTCGTCTCGGAATTTTCGGTATTCTTGCTTTACGGCTTTTGTTGTTGGGTGAACAACATTAATTTTTGCTTCCGAATTGATCTGCCAAAGCCAGTCATCGCATACATCTTTAGGAAAACACCACGTCGGGGTTCCTGTTTCCCTTAGCCTGCTCAACACGTCTTTAACTCCGGTTACCGCCCAGTGAACTGAATTTACCGATCCTCCGCTTGCAGACTGAACTTTTCGCAGGGGTGAAAAAAATTTAGTGATGGAAAGCTTTTTGCCGCTTCTTGGTATGTGAGCAAACCCCGGCTTTCCGCTGCCGTGCAAAGCGACCCATCCAAAACGAGCGCACTCGTCGTAAACTTGCGGTGTGTCATACTGACCATCCTGAAATACGCGCATGTCTTTAACGCCCATGCGAAGCTGAAGCATTCGGATTGATTCTGCTGTAAGAACTTTTCCGTACCACAAAAGCCTTGAAGTTCCATTGGGTCTCCAAGCACGAATGCACACCCAGTAGTGATGCTTTTGCCGGTCAATAGTCATAAACCGATCGGACTCCCCGTCGATTTTTTGCCCGTCAACAAAATCTGCTTTCAGGTAGTCATCGGCAGACAAGGCAACAGCAGGTGCGTCATTTTCGTTTTTCCAAACTTGCGCAAGTCGTTTTTGCTTAAACTGTTTTAACGGAACCAGATTTCCGGTTTTTTTCTGTTCGTTTGCTTTAAGCCACTCAAAAACAAGGTCCGTCCAAGAAACCCACCACACAGAAAGAGCCGTCCATTTAAAACTTACGTTTCCAGAAATGTGAGGGTTTTCTTCAGATTTGTAAGATCCAGCCGAAGATAACGCTCGCCGCCCCTGCGTTGTGTCAAGCGTTGGGTAGCTGCAATGCGGGCACTCGTGTCTAACTGTTTTGCCAATCTCCGCCCAATCGTATTCTCCGTTTTCTAAAGTCTTCTCATCATACTTGATCGAAGTCCAAAGCATTTTGTGCCACTGCCCACACGAAGGACACGTGGTTCCAAATTCGTGCATCTCCCCCGCTTCGTAGTGATCGTTCATTTCGCAACCCGAATCCCAGCCTTGGGAAACCAAAATCGTTTTACGGTTCCACCGATCGTGGTGGCGCTTTTTCATTTCCTCAATCATCCCCGGCTTCCATTGCCACGTCTCATCCCCATAGCAGTATCGCATGCTTTTTTCCTGCAAGGACGACATGTTTGCCCCCACAATAAAAAGAGGCATGTGCGGAAACAAAATTGAAGTTTTTCGTTTTTGATGCCTGTCTTCTGGATACAATTTTCGCACAGGCTCGCAAGCTTCCAGCATTGGCAGCAAACGGCTTTCGCACCATTCCTTGGCCATGTCGTCGTTTTGCCCAGCCACAATCATAGGCCCTGGCTGTTGCGCAATTACGTAGGGTATTAGTAATTCTAAAAACGTCGTCTTTGCGCCGCCGGTTGGCGCAGCAATGCAAATTTGCTTCACCCGATCATTGGCAAAAGCTTCTAAAGGCGCATTCAGCCAAGGAGCCATTGTTAGCTCAAAGTGCGTGCTTCGAGCCGAGTGTGGGATCCGCACGTTTTCTGAAAGCCAATCGTGAATTGTTCCAGAGTACCGCAATTGAATGCCCGCAGTTAAGCCGGTGAATAAATTTTTCATTCAGCCTCCTCTGTTGCTTTTTCGACGGATTCCTTAAACGATTTTAGCAAGGCATCCATTCTGGCTCCCAGTTTTTCCCGTATAACAACTTCGTCAGCCCCGGCTAACTGTCCTGGCATATCGTTCATTAGCGAAGCAACTTCCGCACTTAATAAAGAAGCTGCTCGAATTGCGTTTTCATGCACGACCGCTCGATCAATTGAAATGCCTTTTTCTTTAGCAATCTGCAAATCTAAGAGCTGGTTCTTCTTGATGATGTTAAGCCGCTTCGCCTCAGGCTCAGTAACGCCCGTCTCTGCATTTCCAGAGTGCTCTTCATCTACGTGATTGCCGTCACGCAAAAATGAAATGTAGTTTCGCACCGACGCACACAAATCGTAAAGTCCGCGTTGCGCTCGGACGACAACTCCGTCGCCACTCAGCACTGAAATTCTAGGCTGAGATAATTGGAGCACGTTCATCAATAACGTGCCGGGAACTAAAAATGTCTGTTGGTCTCTAACGGTTCCTTTTCGTGCCATAATATAACAATTCGCATTATTGCAAACCACCACTCATAGGTCAAGCAAACGGGACCCACCCACCGCGAGCCAGGCGTTGTTAAAAAAGATTCCTTATGACACATTTTTTTTGCGTGAACATAAAAACGACAATAAAAACAAAAATAAAAGCAAATCGCTTTTGCTTTAACGCTTAAAAATGCAAAGAACGTATCCTCACGCGCCTCACGCGCCTCACGCGCCTCACGCGCCTCACGCGCCTCACGCGCCTCACGCGCCTCACGCGCCTCACGCGCCTCACGCGCCTCACGCGCCTCACGCGCCTCACGCGCCTCACGC